GAAGTACAAGATATTTGATGATACAAATATTTATGCTATCAAGCATGGAGTTGTGGATCGTTTAATCAAGGAGGGTTACAACCTTGTGGATTTTAACACTTGGTTCAAGACTCGCTTGAAGAAACTTAATGATAGCAAGTTCAAAGATATTTATCAGTTTAATAATCTTGTAGAACAGTGTCGTTCTGAATATAATTCAGATGACAAGATGAATCGTGGGTATGGTCAAGGATATATGGATCGACAGTTTCTATTCCATATGCTTAATATGTTCGGGCTTGAGTATGCTGAGTTCGTCAATAACAAGAATATTGTGCAAACTATAGACAGTCTGATGACTTTGGAGTTCTTTGCTGATACTATTCATCGTAGCGAATTTGATATCAAAAAGTTTAATAAGGATGACTACTATGGTCACATGACTAAACTATTGAGCGATTTTGGAATCAATGGTCTTGATAGTGCCAAGATTAAAGATGCTAATGTTATCTATAATCAGATCAATCGTATCATTGATACAATGTACGAAGAGCATAAAGTTTCACAATACAAGAAAATTTTTAAGAAGGCAGATTCCGACAATGGGTATGTTGCTCCAAAGATCGCTGATCTTAGAAAAACGATTAAAGTGGAACTTGACAGCAATCCGATGTTCAAGTATATTATGTGTGTCACGCCGGTTAGTGGTGATTTGAGAGAATTGAAGAACATTAATCCTCTCAAGCAAAACGATGGAAACAGAGGCCACTACTATCGTGACAACAATGGTTGGTTTACTACGATTAGTGATGTTAATATGTTGAAGGTTCAGTTCGGTCAAATTATAGGTTGATTTCACAGGAAAACAGGAGAAATAAAATGAGTGTTCCTTTTATGTGGGTTGATGGTAATCTTACGCTTGTTCTTAATAACAGGACGTATCAGGTTTTGCCGGATCATATTAATTACAAGATGATTCTTGAGGCGTTGCCAACAGCGACCGCTGACGAACTCTTGGAGATTGTGGATGTGGAAAAGGCTGTTGCTACTTTTAGTGATGGTCTTGTGGAGATTAAGAACGGCCAAGTCACTTATGAGGGTGAGGTTGTTCATGGTAGTATCAGTAAGCGTATTCTGGAGTTTATGAGCAAGGGTCTGCCTTTTCAGCCCCTAGTTAACTTCCTGAATAATCTTATGGATAATCCTAGTATGCAGAGTCAAAAGGAACTGTATGATTTCCTTGAGCATGAGCATCTGCCTATTACTGAGGACGGTTGTTTTCTTGCTTATAAGGCAGTCAGGAGCGATTTTAAGGATAAATATCGTGGAGTATTCGACAACAGTGTTGGCAACATCTGTAAGATGACCAGAGCGAAGGTTGACGATAATCGTAGTCGAGGTTGTTCTGATGGACTTCATGCTGGTGCATTGAATTATGTTGCTGGTTATGGTAGTCTTGAGAGCGGCGACAAGATTGTGATCGTCAAGATTAATCCCAAGAACGTTGTGAGTGTTCCTAGTGATTGTAACTGTGAGAAACTTCGCACATGCGAATATCTTGTGGTTGGTGAATATCAAGGAGAACTTCTCAAGCCGTTGTATTCGGCAACATTCTCAGAGGATGAGTATGCTGGTTATGATGATGAGGATGAGGACTATGATATCCGTGATGATTACTGGGATCAGTTTGATGACGAAGATGAGGATTATGAGGACGAGGATGATTACGACAACTCGTATCCTGGTTGATTAAAAGAATTAGTGGAGTCTGGGGACTAAGATAATAGCCTCTGGTTGGGAAACTCGACAAACGCTATTTGAGAGGGTTCGATTCCCTCCCACTTTTTAAAAGGAGTATTGATGAACGATCCATACGATGACGAAGATGACGAATACGATGATGACTACTATAATAATGATTATAGTGATCAGTATGATCCGTATAAGTTTTACTTTAAGTTTGATATAAACCAAAACTCTCCGTTGTCGGAATGGATAAGCAAAATGATCAATGATATCTTTAAAAAAGATTATGACTTCGATAAGATGGTAGTGTTTCCTGTGAATAGTTGGAATCCCAATACTGGAGGAAAAGATAAACTCCAGTATTTGGGATCCAATTATGCTAACGAACCAATTTGGAAAACAAAATATTGGGTTGCTGATCCTGTAAATTCAGCATACAAGGCACACTTACAATCTCATGCTGTTCATTTTATTAATCAACCAAAGTATTATAAAGGACTATTTGATATTCTCAATTAGAAGTAATAATGAGTGAAAAATGGTATGTTGTTCCCGATTTAGATAATTTTACAGACAAGGCTAGAGCAATAGTCTATAATAATTTTGGAGCCTGGCAAAATAAAGATGAGTTAGATATTCTAATAGATGACGTAAAAGAAAACGATCAAGAAGAATTTGATAAATTATTATCTCATCAAGAATCTCTAGTTATTATAAAAACGCTTGTTAAAAAACAGAAAAACAGAAAAACGAAAGAAATTAGATACACAATCAACGATAATATTTTTGCTGATATAGTTTATAAACTAAATGATAGAATGGTCAGTAATATAGTTAATAGTTTGGTACAAAAAGGCTTAGTAGAATCTGCTTTCGATAGTGATGCTAACGACTTTGTTTTTTGGATTAAAGATCAACATGAAAACGAAAAAGAAAAACCAGAAACCGATTGATATTGATAGCCACTTTAAATACAGATGTCCAAAAATTAATTGTGGCTATGATCATTGGTTATCTTTCAAGCAAGTGAAAATAAAAAACTTTAAGGTGGTCTGCGATTGTGGAACTGTTTTTAAACCAAAAACTATCAAAAAAATTAAAATAGTATATGAAAAAGATATTGAGCAACAACAGGTAGTACAAGTACCGCATAAAGAACAAATAGTCGAACAACCTAAGATTCCTCTTGATCTTGAAAAGCAATGTGGTACAATACTTACTGGTTATGGTTTTACGACAGAGGAGTGTTCGGTTCTTATAGCAAAAGCATATCAAAAAAACCAGACAAACAGTGCTGGTTCGTTGGTTAAATATATAATACAAAATTTGGGAGAATTAAATGAGTTCAATTAAGAGGCCAAGTTCTTTTGATAATATTGTTGGTCAGTCAGATGTTGTCAATAGGCTCCGTATCTCCACAGAGGGCTGTAAAAAAACCGACTCTGTGCTGCCCCATGTTTTAATAGACGGCCCTCCTGGCCTTGGTAAAACGACAATAGCGGGTGCTATAGCAACAGAAATGGGAGTGAATCTGTATACCGCGAACGCTGCTAATCTAAGAAGTGTAAAAAGTGTTCTGCCATATTTGTTAAGAATGACTAAGCGTTCTGTTTTTTTTATAGACGAAATCCATAGATTACCAAAACTTGTGGAAGAATTTCTTTATCCTGTAATGGAAGACTTTAAGATCAATATTGTTCTAGAAAAAGAACCAGAAGAAATAGAGATTCCAGCATTTACATTAGTTGGAGCAACTACTAGTGGTGGTAGTCTTAGTCAGCCATTTTATGATCGTTTTCAAATCAAAGAGCATTTATCATTTTATACCGATATTGAGTTAGCTAAACTAGCAAGATTGAATTCTGATAGTCTAGGATTATCAATGGAAGATTCCGAACTATTAGAAATAGCAAAAAGAAGTAAAGGCACTCCAAGAATCCTAAATGGTAGGCTACAATGGTATAAAAACTACAAAATGTGTAGTAATGATAACACAACAGTAAACGATATATTTCTTATTCAGGGTATTGATGAGTATGGTTTGGATGTGTACGATAGAATGTATTTAGACATTCTTAAAAATAACAAAGGTAATCCGTTGGGATTAAAGTCTATCAGTTCGTTAACAGGAATAGCAATAGAAACTATAGAAAATAGTATCGAACCATACCTAGTGCGAAAAGGATTTGCGAAAAGAACACAAAAGGGTAGAATTATAGGAGATATATAACATGGATCCTTTGATTATTATACTAATCATTCTCAATATTAATAGTCTATTAATTGGCTTTATTTTTGGTCGATTTGGTAGTCAGAATGGTGTATTAAATAATACTCATGGATCATTTTTAACCAAACAAAAACATCATATCAAAGAAAATAATAGTATATCAATAGACGATAAGAAAGTAGTTGTAGATATTAAAACCGATGGTTTGGAAAAAAAATACGATTCTTTAGGAGATATAAAAAAGACTCAAGATAATATAACAAACTCTGTAAATAAACTTAAAAATCTTAAGGGGTAAATTATGGCAAAAGGTCTTGACGTAGGTACTAGTTTCATTGTTTTATCAAAAGATAATAACGGAAACATAGAGTATAAAGATTTTCGAGACGCATTTTATATTATTAAGCCAACAACCCCAGTAGCCACAAAAATGATAGAAAAAGGCTTATCTGGTAAGGTTTTTATTAAAGACAATGACGGCTCATTCATTATTCTTGGCAAAGATGCAATTGAAAAAGCAGTAGAACGTAATGACGCCGCAAAAAGACCCATGTATAGAGGCGTTGTTTCTGCTAAAGAAAAAGATGCTAAAAGAATTCTTGCATTTATTCTAAAAGAAGTAGTCGGCACAGCATCAGAGTCAGGGGAAAAACTGGTTTTCTGCGTTCCTGCTCAACCAGTAGATCAAGAAGATGAAGATTTTGATGTTGGCTATCATGAAGATGTTGTTAAAACAGTATTAGCAGAATGTGGTTATGATGCTAGAGCAATCAACGAAGCAGAAGCATTATGCTATGCTGAATTAGAAGGAGACGATTATACTGGCATAGCCATTAGTTGCGGTGCTGGTATGACAAATGTTTGCGTTATGTTAAATGGCGAACCAACAGTAGTCTTTAGCACAACAAAGTCAGGTGATTGGATTGATCGT